CTCGATGGCTCCGAGGCCAAGCGACAGCGAGGATGAGCCGAGCGAGCTCCTCGAGCGTCACCTCTTGCGGGTTGATCTCCGCGCAGATGATGTCGGCGCCGAGCTCGGGGTCGTGGGCGATGATGAGGACCGAGGGCTTCCGGAAGCCCCAGTCGATAGCTATCCGGGCCTCCATGTCCTCGCGGTACTTCCACCCGTCGACGATGTTCTCCTCCGACCACTCCGAATAAACCGACCCGGTCGGAGGCGTCGGCTTGTTCATGATCATCGCCTCGCGCTCCGCTGGTGGGAGGGCCTCGGTTGCGCGGAACCATGCCTCCGAGAGATTCGCGCGGTTCGCATAGCTCGTATGGAAGATCGCCGGGCATCCGTTATCTTCTGCCATCCGGACCCACCAAGCATCGGAGACCGGAAGGCCGACCATCACCAAGATCGGCGACGGTCCCGACCTCAACCGACCGAGCGCCTTTTGGGCCACCTCCTCCGTCATCGTCTGCGATTCATCGATGAAGGCGGCGCCGCTGACGTTGATCCCCTCGAGCGGGTTATGCGAGCTGTCGCGCGTCCCCGGCCGGAAGTAGGCGCGACACCAAACGACGCTCCCGGTCTGCGGGTCGGTCCAGGTCCCCTTTAGCTGATTCCATTCCCAACCGAGCGGGCCTAACCACTTCTCGATCTCGGGCGCGAGCACGGTCCTGTAGCGCGGCGAGGTGTCGGTGATCAGGAGCGAAGAGCTCCCCGGTCGCGCGTGACTCATCGCGAGAATCGCGAAGACTAGCGCCGATGTCTTACCGGATCCCCAACCGGCGCGGACCGCGATGAATGTCTGTTCAGTCGCTAGCGCGCGGAGAAGGTCTCGCTGTAGCGGGTTCAGCTTCGGGTCACTCATGATTTTATCTTTATACTGAAGAGGTGTATGGTACTGAACAAAGTGGAGGCTCTCCTATGTCGTACCGTACAGGATACACCCGAGCGCGCGATCTACCCTACCGCGGCGCTCCCGCCGTGCCACCGCTCGGGCAACGCGGTATCACGGGGACCTACCTATCCGGCGGGCAGATCGTCGGCAAAGAGCAAAACCTCCGCATCACCGGGCAGAACTGGATCCAAGAGGCCGAGGAGATGCTCGCGACGGATCCGACTGTCGCGGCCTCGTGGCGTGTTCTCAAGCAGACTCTCCTCGAGGCGTCGTGGCGCTGGATCCCAGGCGACGAGACCGACGAGCACGCGAAAGAGCTCGCGCGATTCGCGAACGAGTGTTGGGGGACCGACGGCTATCCGGGGATGATGACGACCTCTTGGGAGGACCAGCTTCAATATCTCTGGGAGTTCGCCCCCATCGGTTATCGCTACGCCGAGGAGGTCTACCGCATCGCTCACGACGAGCGCGGCGTCCCGCGTGTCTGGCTCGACCGCTACGCCGACCGCGAGCCTTCAGCTCACCTCCGCTGGGAGTCAGCCGACGGGCAAAACCTCGACGCGGTGATCCAGCAGCTCCGCGGGAACACCCTCCCGCCGGAGCCTATCCCCGCCTCTAAGCTCCTCTTGCTCACGCTCAACCGGACCGGGAGCAACTTCGAGGGCCGAGGGCTCCTCCGTCCGGCGTGGTGGTGGTGGCGTTTTAAGCAGAGGACGGCGAACTTGTTAGGGGTCGGGATGGAGCGATGGGCTGTCGCGACTCCTCGCGTCTCGGTTGATCGCTCCGCTGCGGAGGCCGCCGGCCTCACCGACACCGACATCGACGAGATGATCGACCGCGCGGCCGCCCAGGCACAAGCCTACATCGCGCAGGAGCAATCGTACCTCGTAGACAACCCGGTCGTCTCGTTCGACACCTTCGGAGAGCAGAAGCTGGACAGCTCTCACGCGCTCGCGACTATCGCCCAGTGTGATCACCAGATCAGTCTCGCCTTCCTCGCGAGCTTTATGCACCTCGGCGTGACTGACACGGGCTCGAGGAGCGTCGGTGAGGTTCACCTCTCGGTCTTCCGGAGGAGCGCGCTCAACCTTTGCGACATGGTCGCCGCCGCCGTGAGCGGAGAGGACCGACGCGGAGGCGGGACTATCGGGCGCCTCATCAAGTGGAACTATGGCGAGTGCAACCCCTCGCAGCTCCCGCGGCTCGTCCATTCCGGGCTTGACGCTGACGAGCTCGCCGAGAGCCTAAACGCTCTCGCTCCGCTGGTTCAGTTCGGGCTCCTCACTCCGGAGGATGATCTGGAGCGAGCTATCCGCGAGCGCATCGGCGCCGGGGAGCTCCCCGAACAAGCGGCGCGGACCTACTACGACCGCGTCGCCGGGGGTCTCGGCGGAGGAGCCGCCGCGCTCTCCGAGCGTTATCGCAAACTTCGCGAGGTGGGCCGATGAGCGCAAAGCGAAAACTTCGGCGACTCGCCGAGCGTCGGAAGGATGATCCAAAGACGCCAGCGCCTAAAGCTGATCAGCGGACCGGCTCGGCGCGGAACCCTAAAGGGAGCGCGTCTGGTACTCGGGGCGATATCCAGATCTCCGAGTCAACCGAGAAGGCGCTCGAGAACCTTCGCGATGAGCATAACGACCGATACACCGCGGACGGGCGAAAGGTTGACCTCGGGATGCTCAAGGCCGTCTATCGGCGAGGCGCCGGAGCTTACTCGACCTCTCATCGCCCTTCGGTGACATCGCGGGAGCAGTGGGCGCTCGCTCGGGTCAAGGCCTTCCTGAAGCTCGTCGGGACCGGCGAGCGCAAAGAGACCTACAACACCGACCTCGATCTACTCCCTAAGGAGCATCCGCAGCACCGGGAGAAGGAGCTCGCGGAGAAGCCGGCGAAGTATTCGCATATCGACTTCACTCCGCCCAAGGGCGCCCAAGATGCAGCGCGTCGGGCGCTCGAGGTCCGCGCGGAGAAGCCGGAGTCTCAAAGAGGGATGACGCCGGTTGGCATCGCTCGAGCGCGTGACCTCCAGAACGGGATCGAGCTCTCGCCGGAGACGGTCCGCCGGATGCTCGCCTACTTCACCCGACATGAGATCGACAAAGAGGGCTCGACGTGGGGAGAGCAGGGGAAAGGCTGGCAAGCGTGGCAAGGATGGGGAGGAGATCCCGGCTTTGCATGGGCGCGGAAGGTGGTGAACCAGATGAACGCAGCCGATGAGAAGAAGCTAACCGAGCGGGCCTATGCGCTCTCTGAGGCGGAGGAGGTCGAGCTCGACGGCCTCACCGTCGTCGTCGAGGACGGTCAGGAGCTCGGGCGCCCCTTCGTCACGCTCCGCGCCGGAACAGTCGCGAGCCGGATGAGCGGTGAGACTATCGCCGAGGTCACGCCGGAGCTCCTCGCCGAGATGGTCCGCGTGTTCCAGGCACGCCGCGAGAGCGATCCGGTGATCATCGACTGGAACCACCAAAGCTCCCCCAACGTCGGCTCGTCCACGCCGGAGACCGGCGGAGCTCTCGGCGAGATCGTCGACCTCCGCCTCTCCGAGGACGGGAACTGCCTTATCGCTATTCCCGCCTACAACGACCGCGGACGGCGGGCAGTCGCAGAAGCCCAAGGCTCTCTCTGGAGTTCTCCGGAGTTCGTCACGGGCTCAGTCTACGCGAGAGAGAGCGGGGCTCCTACCGGGGGCGCTCAACTCCTCGCGATCACTCTTACCCCTCGACCGCAGCAATCCGCGAGCTCGGTCGACCGTGTTCTACTGACAGAGGAGGTCAACCTGATGGAGACCCGAGATCAGCTGATGCAGATGGAGATGGGAGACCTTGTCGACCTCCTCCTTCAAAAGATGGCGATGGTCGCCGAGCTCGAGAAGCGAGCCGCTGGCGACGCCGAGAAGCTCGAAGAGGAGGACTCTGATCTCCTCGCCGAGAAGAGCGACGAGGAGAAGCTCGCCGAGGACTCCGAGAAGGAGAAGCTCGCCGAGGAGGAGGACAAGGAGAAGATGATGGAGAAGAAGAGCTACGCGATGAGCGAAGGCTCGGCTCTCCTCCTCGCCGAGGTCCAGACTCTCCGGGAGCAGCTCACCGCGCTCCGCGAGGAGAACGACTCCGTTAAGCGGACCGGCGCCGTCGACGAGCTCATCCGCTCCGGCCGTATCTCTCCCGCTGAGCGCCCACTCGCCGAGAAGGCGTGGAACCAGAACAAGGCCGGCGACGGCGCTTTCTGGGCGATGTTCTCCGAGCGCGCGTCTGGCTCCGCTGTCCCCCTTCGGGAGGTTGGTCACGGCGCATCCGGAGAGCAGATTAACCGGGAGTCTCTCGCCGAGCGCGC